CGTGAGGGCCCCGCCGGTGCTAGTGCACTGGTGCGATGACAAGTCGCATCCACTCACGTATACCACCCGGTATACGTGTCCTTCTACCCCGAAGGGTCTCCATGGACAGCATGTTCACCCAGAGTCGCCGGACTCCTCGGAATCTCGGTGTGAGATATTCAGTCTCACAACGAGGATTTCCGGGAGGGCCGTGGACGGTTGTTGAGCGTCCTGACTCATACGGTGCATATGCTCCTACCCAGACTACGACCAGTCATCGTACTGGTCGTACTGCCAGACAGCTGACTGCACCTACTTCCCTAGAGGATATCGTTGATGCTGCTACGTCCCAAGAGTCGCTATTTTCTGCGCTCAAGGAACAAAAGCGGGATCAGGATTATCCTGGAGGTGTAGATAGGGGTCATGAATTCAGTACAGAAACTCAAACTCTGTACTGTTCGCATTCCAGCGTTGATCTTTATAACGCTGTGAATGGACCCGGTACCGGTACATTACGGTACCAGGGACCGCTAGTGTGGGTTCCCCCCACTAGCGTGCTTGGACTTAACTACTTCGACTCCGTGCCAGCAGTCAACACTGGCTTTTACGGACCGAAGGCAGTTAGCCAAACTCGTCCCTCTCAGTCTCAGGCAGATCTTGCCGTGGGCCTCGCAGAAGTTTGGAGAGAAGGCTTTCCAGCCGGACTCCAACAAAATGTCGAGGACTTCAGTGACCGAGCCTCAGTCGCAAGACTGGCTGGCTCAAAGCACTTGGAGACGCAGTTTGGATGGCTGCCTTTGTTGGCAGACATCCAAAAGACGTACCACGCCACACGCCGTGCTCGAGAACTTCTCGAGCAATACGAGCGTGATGCCGGGAAAGCTATCCGGCGCAAGATGACGTTTCCAACCACTGTTTCGGAGGAGTCAGCGCAAACCACGGGTGATATGTCTATCATCCCGCTCGGTAATGTGCTGACTAACTCTATGATAGTGGGCGGAACGGGTAGCGGATTTCCAGTCACAGAGAGCGTTCGCCGACAACAGTCGGTGTCGTTCTCTGGAGCGTACTCGTATCACCTCTCAGCGTCGAATCCAATCTTCGTTGAGAAGTTGAAACGTGCCGAACAGGAGTTTAACTACCTGTACGGCGTCCGGATCACTCCGGAAGTACTCTGGAATCTGGCTCCATGGAGCTGGTTGTCCGATTGGAAGATGAACCTTGGCGATAATATCGCCAATGATGTTCATCTTGGTTCGGACGGCTTGGTGATGCGGTATGGGTACCTGATGTGCGAGACAATCGTAGATCACACCTATACCCTCTTTGGCCCAGTCTTCAAGAATGGGACCACAGGGCCTTACTCTCTGCAATTCACAACTGTGAGGAAGCAGCGAGTTCGGGCCACACCGTTCGGGTTCGGCCTCAATCCTTCAAGCTTTAGCTTGAAGCAGTGGTCGATCCTGGGTGCCCTTGGTATTACTAAGGGCCCCACATCTCTCTGGTAGTAGATACGAGAGAGAGGCATCACCTCCAGCCCGCCGTCCGGCGCGCTGGACCATCTCTGCAAGGACGACGCTTCATGTTCACCGATCCTCAGTCAGTTACCATTGCGCCGGCTTCGGCAGCCTCGCTTCCCCGAACTGGGATTGGTCCTCGAAGCGGAGATTTCTCTTCCGCTGACGGGAACATCCTCTTTTCGGTTGCCCACACTGTGGGCAAGCGAGCTCGCCGAACCGCGCGCATTCAGCACCGGAAGGTTGCTCCTGACCCCCTGTTTCCCGCCCAGAACACTCCGTACAGCATGAGTTTTTATGTTGTTGCGGATGTTCCTCTGGTGGGATACACGGTTGCGGAGCAGAAGGCCG